ATCACACCTCAAGCGATCAGCGACCTTCGCCCAGCAGGATACAACCCCAGGGTGATAACAGCAGAACAACAGAAGATGCTGCAAGCCTCCATGAAAGAATACGGAGACATTGGCGGCATCATCTTCAACGTCAAAACTGGACGGCTGGTCGGCGGACACCGGCTGCTATGCGGAGACAGCACCAGCATCGCAGACATCGATAAGCTGATGATGGGAGACGAGGCGGACTGCGTTTGGATGGACCCTCCATACGGAATAAGCTACGAAACCAAGGCAGGCAAGATCGACAACGACAACCTCAACGAAGAAGAGTTCCGCAAGTTCCTCATGGCGGTATTCTCGTCCATGCACCACGCCCTCAAGGCAGGCGGATGCTTCTACGTCGCCCACGCCGAAGGTGGCGGAGTAGGAGATGTGTTCCGCAACGCGATCTGCAACACGCCAGGCATCATGTGGAAGCAATGCCTCATATGGGTGAAGAACGCAGCCGTACTCGCACGCAGCGACTACAACAACAAGCACGAGCCAATCCTGTACGGATGGAAGTCAGGGGCAGCACACTACTTCGCCGGAGACTTCACGCAGACCACCGTGATCGACGACGATCTTGACCTCTCCAAGCTCGACAAGAAACAGCTGATCGCACACCTGACAGAAGTCCGCAATGCCCAACCCACGACAATAATCAGAATCGACAAGCCAGGCAAAAGCGAAATACACCCTACCATGAAGCCAGTCAGACTTGTGGAGAGGAACGTCCGCTCGAGCAGCCGCCCCGGAGAGATCGTGCTCGACCTGTTCTCAGGATCCGGCACCACCATCGTCACCTGCCGCAAATCAGGCCGCAAAGGCAGAGGCATGGAGTTCAGCCCAGGCTATGCCCAAGCGTCCCTCAAACGATACTTCGACTACTGCGGCGAGGAACCGATGCTGATGGGCGACAAAGGGAAGCTGATACCTTTGTCCGAGGTAGAGAAGCAGAGAGCAAAGAAGTGATATCACTGTAGCGCATACGTAACAGGAGCAAACCAATGGAAAAGAAGAAAGCGGTGTCAAATACTTCGACAAAGAAAGCAACTGTCAAGACGCAAGTGCCTGATAAACAAAAGAAAATTAAGGACAAAAAAACCGGCGCAAAGAAGGGTAAAGGCGTCGGACGCAAGCCATGGATTCCCGATTACGGCAAGATCGAGAACTGGGCGACACAGGGCTTGTGGGACAAAGAGATCGCCGCCCTATCGGGTGTCTGTCATCAAGTTTTCTGCGAGAAAAAAAACGAATTACCCGAATTGGTTACGGCGCTTGAGCTTGGCAGGGCAAAAGGAGTCGCAGCATGCAGCCAGAAGCTGCTCTCGCTGGCACTCGGAGGAAGCGAAAGGTCGCTGCACTTCTACCTCGAACGCATCGGCGGACGCAAGAACGTCACGGTAATCGAAACACCACCCAAACCCGTACACGAAATGTCAGAAGAGGAACTCCTTGCGATCATCAACGGCACGCCGATCGGCTAACATCCAATATCATCCCGACCTTGTTGCAAAAGCGATGCTGCAACTGGCCGCGATACACGAAGCTCGGAAGCGTGCGGTAATCCCTGACGATAGCCGGTGGTCAACAATGCCATCTATCGCCAAGGATTGCCCGGATGATCTGTTCAGCTTCGTCGAGAAGATACGCCCTACCCTCAAAGTCGATAACGAGCCATTCACATGGGAAGGCCACGAATACCTGCTGGAGCCATACAAGGCATTCCAGCTGACCGGCGACAAAAACGAGGAAGGTCTGCAGGCGGTCTGGATGTGTGGCGCCCAGGTAGGAAAGACAATCGGCGGATTCCTGCTGCTCGTCTGGCTGGCGATGCGGTTCTGGGGAAAATACTTCGGATACTTCCTGCCAGACCAGGCAATGGCGATGATCTTCTCCGACGTCCGATTCAAGCCGACAGTGCGGTCGATACCGGAGATCAAGCCATTATGGGGAGAGGATCCAACCGCAGACGAAGGCGAGAAACGCCGGACCGACCAGAAGCGTGTGCGATCTCTCGGAGCATCACAGGTGTTCTTTTCCTACATGCAAGGGAAGACATCGACCGAATCAATCCCGATGCTCGGCGTCCTGTTCGACGAAGTACGCCGCATGATGGAAGGCGACATCGACCGAGCCATGGAGCGTATCAGCCACAGTCCGTACCCTATCGACTTCAAGTTCAGCACAGCAGGCTACCCAGACGCGAACATCGACAAATACTACAAGCGCAGCAACCAGCACCGATTCCACAGCAAGTGTAAATGCAAGGGCAGCGACGGAGTGGTACTGGCCGACGTATTCCCGAACTGCATCGGCGAGAAGTCAGCCGGCGTCACTCCGAGCCTGCGCCACCTCCCGAACGTGTTCTACATATGCCCCGTCTGCAAGGAAGTGATCGACAACCCCAGGGAAGGAATCTGGATCCCGCACAACCCGACCTCCAAGGTGATCGGTTACCACATCCCACAGACACTCTCGTGCCGACAGAACGCAGAAAAGCTGCTGACCGCATACCAAGAAGCATCCGACCTGCAAGAGTTCTTCAACAGCAAGCTCGGCATCGCCTACCTTGCGCCGGAATCCCAGATCGTCAACGAAGACATCCTCCGAGCCACCGTCAACACAGACCTCAAATGGCTGAATAAAGCAGGCAACTGCGCCATGGGAGTTGACCAGATGGGGGGATTTAACGTGGTGACCATACGCTGCTGGGGGCCAAAGACCGACAACGGCCTGAGTAAGTCACGTCTAGTTCACATCGAAGTAATCTACGCAGATGACCCATGGGACCGCTGCGACGAGCTCATGGAGCAGTACGACGTCAACGTCGCAGTAGTCGATGCACTCCCGAACATCAATGAAGCCCGACGATTCGCAAAACGCCACAAAGGCCGCGTCTGGCTGGCCGACTACTCCTACGACAAGAAGGGAGATGACGACATCTGCATCTGGGGCGATCGGCCAAAGGACAACCAGAGCGAGAAGCGCAGCAGCGAGGAAACGAAGAATAAATACACCGTGAAAATTTCCCGGTACCACGGCATCGAGTGGAACCTGATGAAGTACGTTCACCGCCTCAAGGAGCAACCGCACGAACGCGGCATCGAGGCAACGGTACAAGACAACGTCGGACGCCCGGTGACCATGTTTCTGTGTGAGCAGATGTTCTGGGTACATCTGCAGAAGGTGGCCAGACGCAAAGAGATGATCGACGAGAGCCAGGGGAAGTTCCGGATGGTCTTCGAGAACATCGGCCTCGACCCCCACTTCCTGCACGCCGACCTGTACTGCGAACTGGCGCTGTCTCGAATCAAGCTCGAAGGCAGAAACATAGCGTTTGGAGACTTTGCGACAGAGGCCAAGAAGGCCACCGCAAAAGGCGTCCACGACTGGGTACAGCAAGTTAACCCCGAGCACTACCGCTGCGAGCAGTGCGGAATTACCGTTAAGGTGCCACTAAGCGACAATGCCCAGCATGTAGCGGAAAAGAGAGGATGGGCAAAATGCGAACCGCAATAGACGCCGAAATTCTGCCAACGTCATTGTAGTGGACCGGCTTACAGCAAGGGAAGGCCACTACAAAGGAGAATTACGATGAACTGGCAGCCAATAGAAACCGCTCCAAAAGATAGACGGATACTGCTCTACTACCCAGAACCCATTTTTAACGGAATAAACATGGTATTTGGAAGATGGGATGAGGATGAGTACTACAAAAAACCGCAGCCGCACTGGGAACACGACAAGGACAGGCTGAGTGGCAAACCAGCTATGAGAAATAGTCACCCCAGCCACTGGGCAGAAGTAGAAGTACCCGCAAACGAGGGCAAATAGTCATGGCCAGACACTACATGACCGACTGCAGCGATGGGAAAGTATCGGGATGCGGCAAACGAGCCTTCCAGTTCGCAATTTCCACCGAATTTACCACGAGCCCGACCAACGTCAGAGGATGCAAGAAGTGCGAGGCCGCTGCAAAACAAGAAATTCAATACCGAGCAAAGGAGGAATCATGAGACCAACACCAAAGGAAAAGCAGGCAATCGAAGCTCTACAGGAACTGGCGAAGACCTGGCCGAAAACACTGCAGATCGGATGCAACGACAGAAATGGACTCTGTCAAGTGTGGAAGCGGGTCGGTGCTCACGAACATAAAGTAGTGGCTGACGTCGCAATACTCAACATAGACGTGGACTGATCACAAAAACAACGGAGGAATCATGACACCGAGAGAAGCAGCAATATCCATATTACAAGCCGCAGCAGACGGTCAGCGTGGTGGCATGATGACCAGGCGCATACGGAAGGAATCCATATATTCTCACCTTCAACGCGAAAATCAGCTGTATGAATCCGCTCTCGAATGGGGCAGGAGCATGCCGAGCAGCGTAACACTCGAAAGCACACCAGTGGACCACGACGGCGACTGCAACCTCCTGAACGGAGCAGACCACGCCGGCTGCAACTGTACCGCCAGGGAGCGGCAGAAGATGCAGGACCGGATTACCGAACTGGAGGCCGAACGAAATGACTTCAAAAGAGCCCTGGATGATCTCGGAGTAACACCAGATGAGGCCCGTAAGGGGGCAGCGCGGAGCAGGGAGAGAGCAGCACACATCATTGAGCTGGAAGACTGCAACAAGAGGATGCACGGCATGATTATGTCGATAAGGGACCACGTCGGCGCATACAACACGCCAACAGATCCAACAGACATCGACATCATCAAATGCGTAACAGACAAGTACGACAAGTTGCAGGAAAGCGTCGAAGACCTGGAGTCGGAAAACGAGAACCTTCAGATCGAGCACGACGTGATGTTCGCCCGGATACGAGACAACAACAGCCAGTACACGCCGGAAGAGGTGTCAAGGCTGATCGACTCCGAAATACTGGTGCATAGAAACAGCAATCTGGAACACGCCAACGAACTGAAAAAAGACCGCATCGTCGAGTTGGAAGAGCAACTATCCAAATACACCGAGGCGGACCGCAACAAAACTGACTGGTGTCCTGTCTGTAAGCAAGGATGGGACTGCCATAAAGAAGACCAGGCAAGCCGCATCCGCATCGGAGAACTGGAAAAATATATCAAAGAGCGAAGCAGCCCGATCTTGGTGGTGTCACCAGTCGAACTAAGCAAAGAAGACATGGACCGGCTGAAGATCGCAATGAACACACAGATGCCGATCGAGACAGTCCCACTCGGCATGACCCTTCACGACATGACGCAGCTGGCCTGCGGCGAACTACCGGAAGGGTACCAGATACACATCCACATGGAAAACGGATACGGGGAAGCCACACTGTACTTCCCAACGCAAGAGCCGCCATACGATGGCAGCCTGGACGGATCCACTCTGGCGGACGCGAATATAGAAAGACAGATTGTCGAGTTGGTCAAGCTGGCGAAGGGCGAGCCCAGCGAGTATGACCCGGAGCAACCATGAAGCGGATTCACATCACCGGTAAAATGACCATCGCATTCCGCATGCACCTGGACGTGCCCGACGATGAAGTCGAAGAGCTACTGAGCAGCGAGGAAAACATCACCTGCAACGTAGATCTCAACTTGGCATCATGGGAAGACCTGCCGGAAAAGTGGGGATTGATCTGGATAATGGAAAACGGAAAGCCGCGACAGCAGGTCGGACCGAAAGGCAACATTTGGAGCAGCCAGCATGAGTTTCATTTTAGCGAAAAGAACATCCAGGCAGAACAGGCAATACTGGTAAGCGCTCTGAGACGACTGCAAGGCAGATAGAGCGCAGCATCATTTTAGCCACCAGGCTTATTCCAAGCAACACCACTAAAAGGAGGTCTACATGAACATCATCATCAAGGATTCACTGAGGGAGCAGGTAGAAAGAGCATCAGAGGGCAAGCAAACCATCAGGCGTACCACCAAGGGTTACCCGTCATACTTCAACGTGATACCAGCGTTCAAGTGCGAGGACATCAGCGAAAGCATGGGAACCGGACTGCACCCTGCCTTCATCGTCAACGGCATCGAAAAGAGCGAGATCCACATCGGCACCTACCAAGCCATTATCAGCAACGGCCAAGCGATCTCACTCCCATTCCAGACCCCAAAGACCAGCATCAACTTCGACAATGCACGAGCGGCCTGCATAGCGGCTGGCCCAGGCTTCCACATGCTCACCAACTGGGAGTGGGCAGCGGTCGCACTCTGGATGGCGAAGAACGGGTACGGTGATGCACACGGAAACACTGATTATGGCAAGTCGCACAAGAACGAAGAAGAGGCCGGTATGCCATCAGGCGACGGCGGCAAGACCCTGACCGGATCAGGACCGGACACATGGCGCCACGATGGCACAATGCACGGCATCGCCGATCTGGTGGGCAACGTCTGGGAGTGGGTGGATGGATTGAAGCTGGCCAGCGGCAAAATCATCATGCCGAGAGACAACGAATACACAGCAGAAGAATCGGCATGGGCGGATACCGGAGCAGTCATCAACGGGAAGGGCGACATCGAGATCTCCAACAAGATTACCGACCGGGACTGGCTGAGCACGCAGTTCGCAGAAATCACCGCCAAGGCGGATCAACCCCTGCCAGTATCCATCAATCAAGCCCTGCTCTGCCCCTGCGACGGCAGCCTTGGCATCCCCGGCCACGTATGGGCCGACAACACCGAAAACTTCGAGGCCTTGCCGATCCGGGGTGGCTATTGGGGCAGCACCTCGTTTGCTGGCCTGGCTGCCTTGAACTTGAACTATCAGCGCTCCAGCGTGGGCAGCGGCGTCGGCTTCCGTCCCGCTTTTATAGGATAATCTGCAATCTGGACACCTGATTATCTGATGGGTTAGCAGGGGCGAAAGCCCCTGTGAGCCTATGGTGTAGCGCATATCTAAAAGCTGTAGCGTATACCACAGATTATGTGATACAAGCGACGAGTAAGAAGACACATTCCGCTACAAGGCAACCCATGAAAAAAACACCAAACCAACGCAGACAGGGAATGGAAACCATCGAGGATACCGACCAGATGTACACCATCGTCATAAGGCTGGCACGAAGCAAGGAATCAACACGAGGATGCCAAGAATACCGCCGCACACTAAAAGCGATCATCGGCCAGTGCGAAAGTAGACTTGGAAATTACAGGAGGCCGAAAAAATAATGACTACCGACGAATATCGGCTGCACGTCAACCAGATGGAGCCAGGTGAAGCCCTCAATAAGCTGGTGGCTGAGAAGATAATGGGATGGGCGGTACACTTCCGAAACACGGCCTGCTACTGCCAGGCAGCCGAAACGAACAAGGCCATGACTTCGTGCCCATCACATGTAGACGAATGGCGCCCATCGACCAACAACAGTCAGGCATGGGAAGTCCTCGAAGCGATCAAGTCTCGGGGTAACGATGTTGATATATTCGTGACTCCAGAGGATGTGACCGTCGCAATACAACACGCCACGGATATTGACGGCAAACGATATCGAGTGGTTGCACCAACATTTTCAGAAGCCATGTGCAAGGCGGCGCTGCTCGAGGCAGACGGGAGGAACCAGTGAAAGAAGCAACCAACACTCCACCCAAAGAAGTCCAGGTTCCAGACTTCAAGAAGACCGCAGGCAATACCGGTCGCCGATGGGAAAAATGCGACAAGTGCAAAGAGCATGTGCTGATCGAGGTCAACGGAAAAACCTACTACCACCGCATCACCTGCAAGAAGAGCAACGGCATCAGATACGGAAAGGACCGACTATGATCATATACACCTGCTGCGACATCTGTAAAAGAAACGTCAACGCTGACCTTTCACATAAAGAGGCGGTGGCCGCCCCAGGGGAAACTCGGCTGGCTGCCATCATCATATGTCCAGAATGCAGATCGGAAACAGAAGTGCTGATTACCACCAAAACAAGGAGAAAGCCAGAATGACCAACATCAACCAGATAATTGCCACCTGTGCGGCAACCACAAAAGCCAAGGGATTTGATACATCCCAGCACGCAACACAGATCGCACTTATAGCCACCGAAGTAGTGGAAGCCCTCGAATGTGTCGGAGATACGAACGACACCGGAACAAGGGACTTCATCAGAGACCTGACCACGATCTGCGAGAACTACGAACTGTATCGTAAAGCCATCCGCAAGCCGGATCGCCCATACACTGACAACAGCACACTAAGAGAGCCGGAGCATCTCAATGAAGAACTGGCAGATATCGTGATCAGAGTGTTCAGCTACGTTGGCGGCAACGACCAAAGCGAAGCATTCGTAAACGCCCTGCAAACCAAGATGGGCAAAAACATGAACAGACCGATGCTGCACGGAAAAGCGTTCTGATGAAATACGAGCAAGCCGGCCAGGCAATCGGCAAGGAAGTAGACATCAAGAACACGGCCTACGGCGACAGCGTCGGGAGAAGCGGAGACATCCTGCGTATCCTCTACCCGAACGGAGTCCAGCCAGAGCAGTATGGCGACATGCAGCTGGTGACCAGAATCATCGACAAGCTATTCCGGATCGCCACAGACAAGCATGCGCTCGGGGAATCTCCGTATCGGGACATATCCGGTTACGGGATTCTCGGAATGGTCAGAGACGAAGAGAGGCCGATCGGCCAGCAGGCGGAGATGTATCTGCATCCATCACAAGACGAGGCCAAGGAGTTCTCAGTGGGAAGACTGCAACCCGATGGCTACCACTATTTGCCGCCAGGAGAAATGATTCAGGCGGGAGATCAAGGGCAGGCGCTGGGCAGCTGGTTCCTTCTAACCGAATACGCAGAAGCAATAGGAGAAACATACGACCCAAAAATACATAGCGCTATTCGGAGGAAATTATGCTGACCGTGTGCCTTGGAGGATTCAACAACCTGTTGCTTGTTGTTCCGACACCTGCTGCACCACCCAACCGGCACGAACGACGGAAACTGAAAAAGACCGAGACCATCAGGAGAGGTAAGTGACCGAGCCAAAGTTCTGCCGATGGTGTGGCGCCGAACTGGTCCAAGGCGAACAGGAGCCGGAACACAACTGGGAGAAGCGAGAACATTGTAACAAATCCCATGCAGCACTCCACAGCAACGAAAAACGATCCAGGAGAAAGAAATGATTTGCTACGTCGCAGGAAAGTACACAGCCCCCACCAGAGAAGAAGTCCAAGCCAACATTGACGCCGCCGAAGTAGTCGGCAAGCACATGATGCACCTTGGATTCGCTCCGATCATCCCCCACCGGATAACAGCCTTCTGGGACGAAGATCCACAGTTCGCCCACATGCAGCACGGCGACTGGATGCACAAGGTCTGCATCCCACTCCTCGACAAATGCGACGCGGTTGTTATGGTGCCTGGATGGAGAGACAGCCCCGGCAGCGTCATGGAGCACCAGCACGCAAGCAATCGCGGAATACCGATCTTCTACCATGGGGAGCAATGACATGAAAATTGTGTACGCATCATCCGGAGCGGATTTTCTGGAAATCAAGCGGCTGGGATTTAATACCGTACTCGGCGACTTCACGGTGGAAGAAATGGACTCCATGGCGAAGATCGGCATGGCCGTGATATCGAGCGAATACAAAGAGCATCGCACGATTATCGCCTACTACCTCTTCGACGAACCGGATGTACAGAAGATTTCCATACGCGACCAGGACGACAAGATCAATTGGTACAAAGCCAGAACAAGCAAGCCGCTGGCAATCGCGCTGATCGAAGAGATAGAACAGCAGTGTTCCATCAACTTCGACTGGTACATGATGGACATCTACTACTCGGACAAAATGACGAAGTTCAAGAATTACCTGAACATCGCTATATCGTCGCATTTCATCAAAGTGCTGTACCGAGGAAAGAAGATACTGCCGATCATCGGCCTCTACGATGACACAAGCCCGTTCGTCTACACCCCGGAGATCAAGCCATTCGCCAGAAAGTTCCGGTCGTACTTTCGCACCGCCGATCATGCCGTGTTCATCTGGCAAGGCCCAGGCATAACCAACGGCGGAGGATACAACGGCATCGTCAATCGAGAAGAATACCAACAGTGGGCAATTGACCTGAACGACACGACCGACCGTTGCTGGTGGATTACATCGAAGCTGCTCTACGCCATCGCATGGTGCGCGATCAAGATCAACCCGGTACTGGGCAAGTACAAAATAACGATTCCGTAGCATCGGCAAACAGTTTGATATACGCTACAAAAACGGCTACTCTTTTCGATATACGCTCCAAAAGCTATATCGAGAGAGGCAGCCATGCACAACACATTATCCCTCCAGGGAATGTTCGATAACACAACGCAACTCCCCTCCGGACTGATCGTTCCAACCCACTCAGCACAAGACCTCATAAAAAGCGAAGCCAAGAAGCAGCAGCGAGAAGACAACAAGGCGTCATTCTTCTCCAAGTTCGCGCTGGCCCAAAACAGTATCGCGTATGGAGCCCGAGAGAAGCCGCAGGGCACGCCGCAATTCGCCATCCTCTATGAAGCCGCCGAAAAGTCTACACTCGATCGCATCCTCATCAGAGCCAGAACCGACCAACAGAAACGCATCTGGCAGAAGGCCAACGAGGGCAAGAACAAAGAGATCGGATTCAAGGTAGTCCATGACCGTGCCGACGATCCCGACTACAAGGTCACCAGGCAGGACAAAGAGCGCTGCGCCGAGATGGAAAAGTTCATCAGCGACCCAACGCCCACCGAACATATATATCTCTACCCGCACAACGTCCGCCCACATACCCGGTTGAAAGACCTTGTAGGCGTCCTGACCCGCACGGAGCTGATAATCGACCGCAAATGCATCCTCCGATACAAACGCCGCGACGGGCAAGGCTACGCGGCATTTCACTGGTTACCCGGCGAGACTATCAAGAACGTAGACGAGTCAATCCGGGCATGGGCACAGAAAAACGAGAGCAACGGCAAAGTCGGTCGAGACACGATCAACAAGATGTCGTACTCCACGGGGTTCGACCTCGCCCGAGCCAGTTACGTGCAGATGATCGACGGCATGATCACAGCGGCATTCACCGACGACGAAATCAGCGTCCACATCAGCAACCCGAGCGACCGCCTCAACCGATGGGGATACGGAACGTCCCGCCTGGAAGAATCCCTCGACATCACCACCAGCCTGCTCATGGCGTTCACATACAACCGCGAGATGTTCAAAACCAACTACCCCGAGCAGGTGCTGACCGTCTCCGGCGATTACGACAAGGAAGGCTTGGCCGCATTCAAGCAGCAGATACTTGGCGAAGCTGGCGGAGTTGGCAACAACTGGCGCCTGCCGGTCATTCCTGCCGGCGACATGGAGAACTTCAAGATTGAGAGCGTGAAGCTGCGCGAATCTCCGAAAGACATGCTGTTCGACCAGATGATCAGGATGATGGTCATGTTCAAATGCTCCGCCTACGGAGCCCACCCCAGCACGCTGAACATGGAGACCGACAGCGGCGCAGGTGGCGGCAGCATCTTCGCCGGCAACGCATCAGGAGAAATCGAGTTCTCGAAAGAGCACGGCCTCATTCCTTCCATCACCGACATGGCGGAATGGCTCACCGACGCACTCATTAAGCCTAGATATGACGACCTCAAGCTGGTAGTTGTTGGCTTGAACCCGGAAGATGCAAAGCAGGCGGTCGATATCCGTACCAGCCGCGTCTCCAAATGGATCACCAAGAACGAGTGCCGCATGGAAGAAGGCGGTGCCCCGATAGGCTTCTACTTACCGCCAGAGCAGTACAGCAAGCTCCAGGAGGGAGACGAGAACAAAGAGAAGTACGACAAGAACCCATGGAATTACCCTGCAGACGTACCGATTCCGAACTACCTGAATACATTTGCGCAGCAGCAACAGGCAGAAGAGGAACCGGACCAGGACGAAGACCAGGGAGACGATCAAAAGGATAGCGACCAGTATTACAAGTCTATGCGGAAGTCGCGGCCCGAGACGAAGTTCCTCAAGATCACACTCGACTGATCATTCAAGACTCAAGGCTTAACCAATATAACGAAACGATGAAGGAGCCAACCACCATGATCAAAGAAATTGAAGACCTCGCCAAAGCGATCGACCTCGGGCAGCAGATGGCTGAGATACTCAAAAAGAGCCAGTTGAGCCTCTTCGGAGATCCGCACCATGTCGGGTATGAAAGGACTAACGCCAGCGGCACCATGAGCCACATTCAGGCAAAGGGAGCGCAGGGACTTCCCGAACATCACATGGAAGCCAGCCATCACGCCGACAACATCAGCTACGATCTCGCCACTAATGGACTCAGCCACCACACGCACGCCGAGGCTGCTGCTGCCCATCAG